CTGCCTGTTGTGGTGTTGTCGTATTTCTGCAAATCAGTCCACGAGGAACTCTCCAACACCAACTGGTCATTAGTACCATAGATAATCCGAATGCTTGATATAGCGAAATAATCCGCAGGCAACGTCACATCCTCTGAAGAGGCAGCCGTCACCTGCGAACTATCTATGTCCTGATTGAAAGCAACTTTGTTCTCTTGATATTTACGCAACGCAGTCTGAATAGCCGTACCAATAAGGGTGTCCTTATCAGTACGGTTTATTTCAGAGGCTATTTGCGTGATTGTTTCACCAAAAGTTGCCATTACCTGTTACCTTACTCGCCTGAGCAATAGTAACGAACTTTTACCCATACAGTGCCAGAAGAAGCGGCAGTTGCCACCGTTCCACCAACTGTAAGGACTACGTTGCGGCCAACTTGGTCTGAAGTACCAATTGCCGCACCATCGCCGAAGAACTGCATCTGACCATTTGCATCGCCAGCGGTTTTACTTGCCAGATATGCGTCTGTGTCAGTGCCATCACCAACAATCAATGTCGCGGTAGGCGAGGCATTGGTGTCAAACTCTTGGCCATAAACAACAAAATCTTGAATGATAGTGTCGTTTGCAGGCAAGAGGCTGGTGAAGGTAATCGTATCAGCAGAAACGATTGCGCCAACAAGGGTATACTTGCCTACGGCTGTATACTCCATGCCAGACTGCCAACGTCCTGCTTGTGTGATTGTTCCAACTAAAGCTGTCATGATTAATCTCCCCTATGCTACGTAATGCGAAATCGTGATAACGCCACGGTCTACGCTGTTGAACTGAGTCTTGCTGATGCCCATAACTGCGGAAACAGCAATGCGTTTCTGGTCGCCAATATCAATGAGGTCATCCTTGAAATTGAATCCAGCAGTTGTCTTGCCGCCAGCAGATGCACCCTTGCCATAAGCAATTGCACCAGCTTGCTTGCCAACAAATACAGCGCGGCGAACGTTAGTCTGTGCTGTAACTGTAGCAACGCCGTTTGGAACTTTATCAGTTACGATAATTTCCGTTTGACTATACTGGAAGCGCGTACCGAACAATTCGTTGGATTTGCCAGAAGCAATCTTGTTTAAGTAAATATCGCGGTATTGAATAGGCGCAGATACATCTTGAATGAGTTGCTTAAAGCCATCAACGTGCAGGTAACAACGATACATGATGCCGGTTGCATTAAGTGCCAGCAGGTATGGGCGGTTCTTGCGTGCTTTAGCTTCTGCTTCATCAATCAGCGTTAAGCTGAATTTTGCAGCAGTGTCGCCGTTTACGCCAGAATCAACCGTGTTACCGTTAGCCCAGATTTGATTATTGGATGAAGGTGCAACGCACACATTCATGCCAGTAATTTCTAGGAGTTCGGTTGCTGTTGAGAAGGTTTCACCATCGTAAGTGATGGATGTCGCCACGTTGCCAGCAAGTTGGTTGAATGTGCTAATGATGAAACGCTCTTTAATATAATTGCGGAGGGTTTCATAAGCATCTTCAGGCAGATTAAAAATCACGCGCTGAGCAGAGATAGTGCCGTCTGCCGGCACTTGTACTACTTGGCGGAGACGGTTAATCTTCATCACTGCTTGGTCATAAGTAAGTGCTTTTTCATTACCTGTGGCAGATGCATCACCGATTAAGCCCTTGCTTGAAAGGCGGCGGAGGAACGTGTATTTTACCTCGTCACCCGCTTCTTTTGAAAGTTCATTCTGTTGTTTCAGAATGCCGTCTGTAATCATTTCTGATACATATTCTGTATCAGTGGTCACATCACGCTCTAAGCGGTCAGACCATCTTTTTACTGTATTAACATCGCCAGTTGCGAAAGAAGTTGTTGCCATATAAACCCTATTTATTAACTCGTTTAACACATGACTGAATCGTGTAACGAGCAGGGTTTAACGTTTGCTAAGAACGAGGGCGTTTTACGGCAGTTTCCCTAAAGCCGAGGTTTTTGCTCCCAGAAACCTAATAAACTGTTGCAGCCTAACGTGGTGCGGTAGTATCAGTCGACTCTCAATGTACGCCTGTTATAATCTTTTGTAAAGCGGCTTTTTCTTTTTCAATAATTGGCACTAATTCCTCGAACTCCTTGAAGCTAATATCAATCTCACGCGGCACACCATCAATGATGGCAAAGAATGGCAACGGGAATAGCTTGCGGAAGTGTAGTGATTGATGCTTCGGGGCTTTTACATACTTTCCGAATGGGGCATCCTCTAGCAACTGGCGGGTAGCCTGTAGCTTTTGTTGGTGGTATTTCATTCGCAGTCACCAAGTAATTGGTATGCTAATTTTCTGCGTTCTGATGGCACAATTTCTACCGTTACAGAAACATCCACGCCCTTTAGGAATAGCACCCCTGATTTATAAGAATCAATCTTGGCCGTTACGTTTTCTCTGTTGCCGATTTCATAGAAAAGCCTATCAAGCGCACTCTTAATGTTATTGCGCTCGAGTTGAAATAGCTTTGCAGTTCCGTCTATCACATTTAGGCAGTCTTTTATTGCCTTAATCTCGGCATCCAGTGCTATTTTTTCCATACTACCCTTGTAAGTTTTTCAACATTTTGTGGAACTCAGCAGGATTAACGCCACGCCCGTTCTTATTCATCACCGCATCAATGTTGGTAGGTGCGCCGTTAAGTTGTGCGCCTGCGCCATTACTAACGCTTGCGCTCTTGGCCTTATTAGCGGCAATGGCGGATATGGTGCGTGGTGGTGTTGCTGAGGCGGCTGCCTTGGCTTTTAGTGCATAGCCCATGCTATCAGATAGCACCTTAGTAACCTCCGCCACGCTCTTGCCTTGCTTATGTGCAGCACCAATCAATGCCAGTTTATAATTATCAAGTGCCTGCGTGAACTCCTGCTCATTGCGTGCGAATAAGGATATTTCAGCAGCCTTGGCATCAATGAGGTATCGCGCCCTGTCATTGGCATCAGGAATAACACCCTCGGCCTCAGCTTTGTTAAGGTCAGCCCCTGCGCTTGCTAGCATTTGCTGCGCTTGCGTCATTGTGGATTGCTGCTGCCTATCGCGCTGGCGTTCCGCTCTTTCCGCCTGTATTTCAGCTCGCAGTTGGCGAGTTTCCTCTTCCAAGAACTCCACTGGTTGCGTGTCTTTATCATATGGGTTAATGCGGAACTCAACTTCCTGCTTCGCAGGCGCACGTTCGCGCTCCTCTTTTGCATTCATGGCATCAAGGATGGTGCGGAGTTGCGTTTCAGCGCGGATAGCCCTGTCGTTTGCCTCCTGCGCCCTTGTTGTCATTTCCTTGGCACGCCCATAGGGAATCATCTTGCCCTTGTCGGTGGTAACTACATCAACATCATCAGCAGAATCATCAACCGCCTCTTCAACTGGGGCAGCTTCTTCGGTTACTTCTTCGGTGGGTGCAGAATCATCAGCCGACTCTCCGCCGGCATCGCCCGCCACATCTAATTCCGCAGCCTCCGCCAAGGCTTGCTGGAATTGCTCAGGATTCGTTAAATCTAATTCGCTCATATTTTACCCTCATCAATAAGTTTTTCAAATTCGTAGTATTTTTCCAATTCTTCTGGCGTTAGATAAGCAACAAAGCTAACCCTGCATCCCGTCAGATTATTATCAGGAAAATCAATAGACTCTACGCATGGCCTCTTGTCGCAGAACTCAGCAAACCATTTGGTTGCCAACTCAATAACCTCATTGGGTGTTTCTGACTTATCACTTATCAGCTTAGTGAGATTAATAACTTTCCTAACCTTCGTTAGTTCGCTCATGCATTATTCCCCATAATAAGGCTGTGGTTGATGCACTGGCACTTGCTGGCCTAACTTGGAATAATTGACCATCGTTTCGGATATGGTTTTTTGAATATCAGCCTTCATCTTTTCCAGCTTCATATCCATTTCTGAACTATCCTGCTCGCGCATGGTTTTGAACTTCTCAAGCAAATCCATGTCATTGCCCTTGGCCTGTGATTCCTTGTACTTGGCCTCGGCCATAAGTGCTGCGGTTTGAGCCTGCAACAACGCCTGATTGACGGGGTCAGGTTGTTGTGGCGGTGGTGGTTGCGTTGCGGCCAATACCTCTTCGAGCTTATCGCTATTAATATCTTGATTCTCAATGATAAGCGGCAGGATAGCCCCACCATCACGGCCAGCCTGCGTCAGCATGCCGGCAATTTGTATTAGTATGTCCGTTTCGCGCTGGCGTTCACTTGATGATTTTGGAACTTCCTTGACGATAATGTCATATTCGGTAGCTATCTGGTCATCCAGCAACTTAACGTATTGTTGCGCCTTATCGCCCGATATATTGCGAATGATTAACCCGCCGCTATTCTGGCAAAGCACGCGCAGCATATCCACAAAACACTTGCTCTGCTCTTGAACAAAGAAGCCGAACGAATCCACCTCATTGGCGAATGAAGCCATGCCCTGTTTAACGCGCTGCTCTTGTAACATTGCCGCCTGTTGTGCGCCGCCATCAGCCACGCCCATAAACTCCATGTTGAGGCCGACACATTCAAGGATTGCCCTGTCAGCAATATCAAGCACCTGCATTGCAGCAGGGCTTAATTGCGCCTGTGGCTTCATCATAAACTTCTGGCCAGCGATAGCACCATCCGCGATGATAGTTACCTCGCGCTGCTTAGCCCAAGTCGCCTTAAACGCCTCAAGATTGCCAACTCCGCCAACTGCATCAGCTTCAATTACAATCCCGCCGTGTGGTGAGATATAGAGTGTTTCTGCAATGTCGCTCATGCCCTTGTTAAATAAACGCTGTGGGTCAATGGCAAGGCTCAATAACCCATACCAGTATTGGCGGGTTTCCGACCATTTGCCTGTGATAAACTTTAAGCTAAATCCTTTTTGGCTATAGTTTTCGGACGCACTGATAACCATGTCGCCAACGATAGATGCGCGGTAATAAACGTATTTCTTTTGTTTAATGACCTCGAACGGCAAACCCACTGATTCGAACGCCTTATTAAATGCACCCTCTTCATCCAAACTAATGGGGAAAATCTCATCTTTTGTTAGGTCAATGTCGCGCTCTTTGGCAGCCGCAACCGAGCCATCCTGCATAAGAAGCTGCATTTTTATGGGGTCTTGTAATGCGCTGTTTTGAACCTGTAAATATGATTCCTTTTCACGCCATTGGAAGTTATACGCCACCGCAAGGTTGTCATCTTGCGTGCTATGTGAGCTAAGGAATATGTCATCGTTACCAGCGGGCAATGACTCCAGCTTATCCTTCTTTTTACGCTCTGAGTTAATGTCAGCCAGCAAGGTATCCTTGTCATGGATTGTGGCACTGGCAACCGCATTGGCATCAATCATATTCTTTTTGCGCGATGCAACATCCCACATAAGCAAATGAGGGGCTATGCGCTGCACTGAAGGCTCGCCAATGCCATCCTCGCCCTCTTCGTACGTGATGGTGTTATCCACCGCGCCAATGCCGCATATTAGGGCATCGTAGTTTGCGTGTGAGTTTTCTAAATCAGCACGGGATTTATGTTTAATAAACTCCAGCCCATCATTAACTAAATCAGATAGCTTAGATTTTTCTGACAACTGACCGCCCTCGCCAACCTCAATATCACGGGGGATATAGCGAACATCGCCGCGATTCTGAATTTGAAAGCCCGATATAACGTTGATAACACGCGCCAGCTTATTGATTTGAAATAATGGCTTGCCATCCGATTCGCGCCGTTGATAATCGAGGCTTTCCCATTGGCCGTTGCCACCATCATACGAAAAGCCCTCAACTGCGGAGTAACTCTCGCGCATTGATTTTACCCATTCTTCACGCTTCCATCCTTCTGTAAAGCGAGACTTGAACGTTTCAAACTTCTTTATAATCTCTTGGTTGGATAACATGGCATTTCCTTCAATGGGATAGTGGACGCATCACTGCGTTCACAAATTAATCTATAGCTTATTGTTTCTTTTTAAACAAATTAAAGTTTGTTAGTATTGGCACACCAGCGTCATCAACGGCGTGAAGTGCTGCATCGAATGGCTTGCCGTTGCGGTCTTTCACCACAGGCTTGATGATTTCTTCTGGCGATGATTTGCTAATCATTAGCGGCGCAGTGCCTTTAATATCGCGGATAATGCGTGTGCGTAGGTCATCGTCAATGATGACACCGTACTGCTCAAGATTCTGCACAATGTTTTCTGATTCAACGTTCGTGGTGAACTTAGCCCCTCGCTGTAGCTTTTCCAATGTTGGATTGGATGTATCAGGCTTAACGATGCGCACATTAAGCTGATTGCCGCTAAGGTCAAAGTTGGCAATAGGTGCTATTGCTGTTTCAATTAGTTCATCGAGTAGTGCTTGCTTCATGTTATTTCCCTTCTGCTATTTTTAACAATATTACTTTACTTCTTTCGTATGCGTCTTTTATTTCACTGAACAATACATCAGGATTAACACCAGCCGCCACATGATTAAGGAAGTGGTCGCTGATTCTAATGTCGTAACCTTCTGGATAGTTCTTAGGGTTCATTTATAAAGCTTCCTGTAATCTAGCGTTCCACCTGTTTTAATTTCATTAAAGCCAACGGCATAACACCGCATTGCATCTGCAAAGTGTGACGACCAATCGTGTTTTGGTCGTGCTGAAAATACACCTGATTCATCTTTCCATTCCCTGCGGTAATAACGCATTGCATCGAGGAAGTTGTTGTCACCCTCTCCGCACTTCTTAGCATCAAACCAACATTGATTCAAGAGCATACGCACAGCACGAATGCCATCATTTACTTCCGTGAGGTTTTTCGCGCGTGGAATAATCTTGATATTCTTTACACCCATTTCTTTAAATATCATCTCGATTGACTTAGAACCAGAGGCCAGAAGCTTATTTGCGGCATCGTGTGGCAATAAACAATCCCCATATGTGTAAGGCTTTTCGTTAAGCATTTTTACCAGATAATCGGGGTCAGCACCGCTAATACGGAAGCTGTCAATGATGCGCCGCTCCCTGCCAACGTGCTGAATGAATAGAACGGTGGTATCATCCGAACTTCCCAAATCCCAAGCCGTATGCACTAACTGCGTTTTCTCGTATGGAATTGCACATATGCGCCCCTCATTCTGGGCAATGGTCATATCCTTGCCGAAGTATGAGCCAACGATGGCGGCCTCAAACGAACACTCAAACTCTTGTTCGTATTCCTCTTCAGTCATCAGTGTTTTAAGGCGCAGCAATTCCTCGTATGGTATCAGCTCAGTTTCAGAGGCCTTAATCACCTGCAAGAACCAGCCTTCAGGGTCAGCCTGCGCCAATTTAACAGCATCACCCAACATATTCTTCCACCCATTAGGCGTGCCAGATATATCAAGCCACCCCTTGCGGTCTGCCAATGATGGCAGAATAACGGTGGTTAAAATGTTTAGTGGTATGTTTTGCGCCTCATCGATAACGATACCATCGGCATATAGCCCGCGCATCCTGTCGGCATTCTCTGCGCCATATAGCTTGATGATTGCCCCATTGTGCGGAAGTGTAACGCTCAGCTCGCTTTCATTAACCTTTCCACCGTATTCAAGTAATGGACGGGCGTAGTCTTTGAGATATACCCATGCAATGTCCTTTGCTTGGACATAATATGGAGCGATGTAGGCATATCGCGGGTTTGATAACTCGCATTCGATGGCCTTGCGGATTAACTTATTTATGCGGGCAACAGTTTTACCAGCGCGGCGGTGGGCTACTGTGACACAGAAACGCTTTGTATTGGCGTGGTATGGTTTAAACGCATCACGGGCTTTGTACGGGAACTCAACGGTGCGGGTTTCTTCAGTCATTTCTACGCCACTCTTTTCCTTGCGCTAGAAACTCAGCGGCCACAAAATCCTCATCTACTGGAAACGAACCCTTACAATACCCGTCCTCTATTTTCCAAGTGTAGTAAGGTGGATTTGGCCCACTCATGTCGCGCTCAATAGATTCTTTCCATCCATCGCCGATAGCTCTTAATAAAACTTGTGGTTTTTTCTTTTCAGTCATTCATCGCGTTCCATTTTTCTGTAGAGGATTCTTTACCGTGATAGCCCTCAGAGCAATTGTCGCATGTTCCGTTACAGAAGTTCTCGCACATTATCGCACTCCATGTAGGATGACCATGGTCTGTATACTCCGCTTTGCCACCACACAGCTTGCAATTCTTCAGTTCCATCAATCCTGCCATTTACAAAGCAACGTGCCACTAAACTTAACATCTGCCTCTTGTGGCATTTTCTTATGGATGTACGGGGCAGCAGCTTTAGCACAATCTGCCTTTAATGCCAACGAAGGCTCCCTCTGCACGCCCTCATACTCATCCTTTATTTCGCCGCGCATTACTTTTAGCAGAAATTCAAGGGGCAGCATACCGATGCCTATGTCAGCAATGATAGTTTCTATTTTCTTTTTTACTTTTGTAACAGAGCCTTTCTTTCTCCCAGCCCCTTTTCTTTTTCCGCCGTTACCAGCCATAAATCAGTTTCCATTGATTTAAATAATCAGATTGATTGATTAATCATAACCGCTTGTTTTATAGTTGTCAACTGTCATGCCCCCGTTGTTTTTTCATATTGCGGCTTGTTCTCTAACTCAGCCACCCGCTTCGTCAACATCTGAATCAGGCCGTATTGTGAATCGAGCCTTGCTTCCAATGTTTTAATCATTTCGACTGCATCGCTTAATGTGGGGTATGTCATGCTGCGCTCCTTGTCTTTGCCAATTCAATTACTGCCCACGATATAGCCCAAGCTAGTGACTTGGTTTCCGATTTGAGCGCGTCATCCTTGAAGGAGTCCGCAACGCTTCCCATGACTATAGCCGCCTTCTTTAGTGCATTAAGCCTTGTTTGAAATTCAATATCATCACTCAAGTTATCAAGCTGTGTTTGTGCATCCTTCATCTCATCCATCCTATCTAAATCGTTAGTTTTGTTCAAGCCGTTTTCCAAATACGATACACCCCATCCTTAGCCCTGCGTTTAATCTTTATTCCAGCAACCTTGGCATATGAATGAACATTACGAAATGAATTCCAGTCTA